ATTACAAGTTTTAATAGCACCCATTGCATTAAATATTGGTCCTCTACCATAAACTTCACCAGATGCTTTATTCCATCTAAATACTAAATAAGGATTAGATCCTTCTCCTGTATATTCTTCTTCAAGAATAACTGCTTTAGCTTCTTCCATAACTACACAGTATTTATATTTCTCTACATTGTTTTCATAAATTTTATAAACAGCTTCTATAATAGAACAATCTTTTTTCATTTTTAATGGATCAAAGTTTTCTGGTATTACAGCTTTAGGATATAAAACTTTAATGTGTTCTGGTTTAACAGATCTCTTTCTATATACAGTATCTATTCTACCATCTGGTCCATTCATTAAACATATCTTAGGTAATGGTACTGCTGTAAATTTAATTGGATTTACTGCATCACCTTCTTCAACTAACATACATCCTGTACCTACTGCTAAGTCCATAAAAGATTCGTGTATCTCTTGATTGAAGTTTGAGTTTTGTAATACTTCAAATACATAATCAGTTATTGCATCTAACTGTTTATTAATTTCTGGTTTTTGTTCTGGTGGTATTTCTACACCAGCTTGAAAATCTGCCCATCTTGCAAACGTAGGAACAATACCTGCTTGTAATCTAGAAGCAAATTCTTGTACTCCTACTACTGCAGTTTCATCAAAGATTTTATCTGTTCTTTTTTGACCTGGAGATTCATCATAAAATGATTCTCTGTTAGGAAGGCAATACTCATAAGCTTCTTCAAATTTTTCTCTCCAGTGATCTTTTACAGACACTGCTTCTTGATACTTTTTAAGTATTCCTATTGCTTTATTTTCTGTATCTTCGTATTGCATTTTTTATCTCTACTATTTTTACTTTAATTTTTGAAATTAATCTATCTATAAATTTAATCATTTTCTGTACCTTTTTGTTTTGGCAGCAATTCCTTTTGGTTGTTTAACGAATTGTTTGCCTTTTTTATTACCACGTGCTTTACTTCTATTAGTCGCAGCTTTTTCTTTTGCGCTAAGACTTTTCCAAGCCTTGTCTGGTAAATACCTTCTTTTACCTTCTGACTTCTTACCACTGCTTGTTCTCCACTTTTGTTTGCTCCATTTTGAAAGCTTGTTGGATGAAGACTTAGAGCCTCTATAGCCTCCACCTGCTTTCTTATATATTTTTGTAGCAAGTTGCATAGCTCTAGCACTGTGTTTCCCTCCCATTTTTGCTTTGGCTTGAGCTTTAGCTCTTGCCCATAAAGCAGGTTTTGTTTTTTTTGCAGTAGACATTATGTTTTTTTCTTATGTCTATTTGCAAAATTCCTAGCAGCTTCTACACTGCCAAATCCCCAAGCTTTTAACGCTAAAGCTTTTCTTGTGGGTTTACCATTCTTATCTTTCATTGGTCCTTTCATTCCAGCAAATCTAGCTGCAAATGAAACTCGTCTTGGGTTAGTTCCAGTTTTAACTGGAGCTTTTAAATTAGAACCTTCAGTTCTTTTAAAGAAAGCTCTACCTTTAGCATTAAGTCCACCTTTTTTATTTTGATAAACTTTTGCTACCATTACCCAAAGAAACCTCTACCACCTGCTTTTGAAAATAAAGATCTTGATCCTATAACACCTTTAGCTTTTTTTTCAGAATAAGATTTAGCTTCTCTTTCAGCATCAGCTTTTCTTTTTTCTTCAGCAGCTCTTTCAGCAGCAAGTTGTTTGTCTAATGCATCATTTCTTGGTGGTGGGTCTTGTTTAAATATGCCTCCCATTAATCCTCCTGTTCGTCTATGTCGTTAAAATCTTCTGTTGTCAAAGACCCAAATCCAGCTTCCATTTCACGCATTAAGTCATCTTCTTGATCGTGAAGATCTCTCATTTCGTCTATTATTTCTTGTATTGTTTTTTTAGGTTTTGACATATCAATCCCAAAATGACTTATATCCTTGTTTAATCAACGCACAATAAAGTTGATAAGGGGTAATGATATACCACTTATAGAATCCTATTAATCTCATCATAAATGCTACACAGGTTAAATCTTTGAATCTAATAAGATGCCATTGATCTTTTACTGGACATCTTAATACTTTGAATTGTTTTAAATAAGCTAACATATCTTCTAGCTCTTTTTTATCTAAATGAGATAATCTAATACCTGCATGAGTATATTCTAGATGAATCCAAGAATCGTGTTTAGAATTATATGATATAGCTCCACAATGTTTAAAACCTTTTTTTAAAAACTGTAACCAATCTGGGTAAGGATATTCATCTGCTTCGTAAAAATATACTAACCATTCCTTTTGAACAGATCCCATACTTTCCTTTTAGTTGGTTTGTTAGTTTTAAATACATCAAAATCTCTTTTAGCTATAGTTGGTTGTGATCTAGCTTTACCTGCTAGTATAGTTCTACCTTCTCCAGCTCCCATCATTAAATATTGTAAAGCATCATGAACGTGGGAGTATCTATTTTTTAATGGTTTTTCATCATATCTATCACCAGATACTTGTAGTCTTCTATAATGATAACCACCATTAAATCCTTTTTTTAAATTTACACATTTACGATCTATTAAGAATCCAGGCTTACCATCTAGTAATCTAGATAGAGCTGCGTCTACAGCTTCTATTCTTAAAGCTACATCATTTGATGGAGCAGGTAATGCATTAAGACCTTGTTGCCTCATAATTTGGAATGGAGTTCTTTCATCTGTTTGAGATCTAAAATCTCCAGCAGGATCTCCATAGATCATAACTTCATATCCTTTATAATATTTTGCAAGTTCATTTCTTAATAGTTCTGAGAATCTAATTACACCCATATCAAAACAAACAAGTTCATTAACAATATGCCATCTACCTGTAACAGTTCTTTGTCCAAAGATAGCTGCAGGTGTTAATCCAAAGTCAACTCCTATCCATATAGGTTGATTAGGATTAAGCTCTAATTGTTCTTTTGATGAATGCAATTCTTCTTTAAAGTTTGGATATACAGGTTTACCTTCTTCAATAGATCCAAGCTTATTCAAAACATAAACATCAATCCAACCTTTTGTTTTACCTCTAATAATATTAGAGTAATATTTTTCTGTTAGATTTTTTTTGTTTTCTGCGAGTTCTGCTGGATCATATCTAGTCGTAACTCCATTTTCTTTTATTTCCTTCATTGCAGGAGGTTGAGTATGAAAACTCCAGTTATCTGGTTTGACTAACATCAGAGCTTCATCTCTTGAAATATGATCTGGTACTGGAACATCACCAGACATAATTGCCCACCAATGATCTTCTTCAGGAGCATTAGTATCTGCTATTACTCCATACCAAGAAGCTCCACCTTCTCTCATACTAGGAAATCTTCCTACCCTCATTGTACACGCATCTATAATTGATTTAGGTAATTCTCTAGCTTCATTAACCCATACACCTGTAAGCTCTAAAGATAATAATTTCTTTACATCTTCTGGTCTATCTAAAGCTAAGAAGATAACTTCTATATCTAAATCATTCTTAATAATTCTATGTGTATAAGGAACACTCCAGGCAAAGTTTCCCCATACATCTTCTGGAAACCAATCAAGCCAAGTTTTAATTGTTGTAGTTCTAAGTTGTGGGTTTGTATTTCTTATAACTGCCCATCTAGATTTACGAACACCTTGATCATTTTTTTTTTGAAGTAAAGCTCGTCTAAATATTTCTATACAACAAGATACTGATTTGCCAGATCCTACTGGTCCTCTAATACCTCTAAAGAAGTCATCAGACTTCATAAAGGTTTTGATTGTTTGACCTTCTGGTTTGTATTTAAAATTAATCGACATTTACACCAACATTAGATTTTAACAAATTATAAATTGTTTCCTCACCAAAAGCTTCTACTAATTTATCAGCTTCATAATCTGTTATCATATGTGTAGGGTAATTTTTTAGATGTACTTTCTTAACTATTGTTCTTAATCTATTTCTGTCTTTTTGACTTATAGTATGGATGAACGACATTTCTGTGCCTTTACTTGTAATAGTACATCTTCAAGGATTTCTTTTTCTGTACCATATTTTTTAATAAAATTTTTTTTGTCTAAATGAATCCCAGTTCCACCTTGATGATGCTCATAGCATAAAGGTACAACTTCAAAATGAGAAGATCTTCTACCCATACCTACATTACCAGAACCATTGTTTCTAATATGGTGTAAGGTAGCAGGTGCTTTACAAATATAGCATCCTAATTGAGCTACCTCATCCATATGTCTTTTTTCCTCTTTGGAAGCCATTACTTTTTTTTCTTAGCTGCCATTATCTTTTTTTTTAACTTAGCTGGTAAATTCTTTTGTTTACCTTTTAAGCTACTGCTTGGTCTTCCTCGTTTTGAACCATAGGTTCCTTTACCGTAGGGCATTGTTTCTCCTGTTCGTTTGTTTCTTCAAATGTAGATCTACATCCATCTGGTGTTGCTGCTGAAGCCATCTGTATTGCTTGTATATCATTATCTGCAGAATATACAATCTCTCTTTTGAAATTGTCACCTTGCCATATGTTTACTTTGTAATTCATGCTTTCTCCTATTGTTATTGGGAAAGGCGAACCTATACTTAAAAAAAAATATTATAAACGCACTTAGCTGCCTTGACGATTATACTTCTTAAACGTACGTCTTTTATGTTTGTTCATAGAAGACTTTTTGGGATGTCTTCCTAATGACGTACCTTTGGGGATTCTTTCGTGGGTAACTTTATCTTTAAACTTCTTTGCCATGAAATACTATTTTGACCTCTGTTGTCTGTGGTAGTTCCCTCGTCAGCTAAAGCTGGTGAGTTTTGCCCCCACCCTCCGACTCTGCGAGTCTGGAACGTGTGGTGGCATACCAACGCCTATCAAGATAAGTCTATATTAATCTTAATATCCCCCTGTATATTGTGGGCTATTCGATCGGGTGCTTTTAATCCTGCTCGATCAAGGATGTCCCTAGATGCTTCTAGTTGGACATACTCAGATCTTGCCCCTGATGAAAGCTCGATCATTTTTCTACTCGCACTTACTGCGCCTAAGCCTAGAGTCTGTGCTACTACTTGTTGCATATAACTCTGTACCTTTGGCAAACGTAGTGTGCGAGAAGCACTTACTCTCGCTGACTCTTTACTTACTTGTGTTGAATAACCTGCCTTTTCTGCAGCATCTGTTATACTACACCCTGTTGATACGATAGTATCGACTAATGCTCGTTGCTTATCTGTAAGATCATCTTTCATATAAGATATATTATTCTACTCCTATAAGTACGTAGTGTCCTAATTTACTGGTGTCAAGCATTATTACGACACTTTAGTTGTTCCTCGAACTCACAATACTATATATGGGTGCGACTTACCAGTCGCCCCTAAAA